CAGGCGGTCGCGCAGCGCCCACAGCTGGTCCTTGCCCGCGTCGCAGGGGGTGTATTTGCGCTCGGGCGCATAGGGGAAGACATCGCCCGGCCCGAACACGTGGCAATGGGCGTCCACCGCGCCGGGCGGCGGGACGAAATCGGGCGTAAAGGCTTGGATGCTCTCCAGCACCGCACCAGCCAACGGATCGCGGGACCTCATGGCCGCACCGCCTTCATTGCTGGGCCGATGTCGCGCATTTCGTCGGCGCATATTTCCTGCACACGCATCCAGAATCGCCGGCCATCGACGTCGCCTCGCCGCCATGCCGCCCGGGCGTTCTCCTCGGCGGCCTTGCAAGCGGCGGCCACGGCATTAGCTCGCGGTTGCAACCAGGTCATGTCGTCGGTCACTGCCTCCGGTGGCTCGAAATTGCGGCCGACCCACAGGCAGACCAGCAGGTTCACCACAGCCAGCGCGAGCAGGCTGATTTCGACGTTCATGCGGCACCTCTGGGGGCATGCGCCCACCAGCTGCTGGACTCGATGTCCTGGTTGAGATGGATGACCGTGCCGGCTGGCAGGCAGCACGCGCCGTACTGGCGCGCTGGCTCGCGGTGGGGGCAGTAGGCCAGTGGGTTCAGAGGGACGGGCAGCGCGACATGCGCGCGATGCGGGCGGCGGTCGAAGGCGGGGGCGGCGATCACGCAGCACCTCCCGGCTCGCGCAGCTGGCGCAGGCGCTCCATCTGGATGTTGCTGGCCACGCGGTAGCCGCTGCGGCCTTGCTGGTTCTCCGACACGACCAAGCGCGTGGCATCGCGGCGCAGGTCCGGGCGGCCGGCCTGAATCAGCTGCTGATGCGCGCGGCGCACGGCGCCCAAGTCAATCGCGAAGGCAGCCATCAGCGCGCCTCCCGGGCGAACTCGCGCGCACGGGCCTCCGTCTGCTTGCTGTCCACCTTCAGGCGCCGGGTGCGGCGCTTCTGGTCCCGGTTGTTCTCACCAGCGCTGCGCCAGCGGAGCTCCTCGGCATGGGCGTGGTCGGTGCAGCCGCAAGCCCGCAGGCAGCGGACAGCGGCATGGGGAAGGGCGGCCAGCGCCTGTGCGGGCTGGTCGTCGAGCGGGGTGCTGGCGTCGAACATGGCGGCCTCTCCGTGGAAGGAAAGGGCGCCGGCGGGTCACTGGCTGGGGCCTAGGGGATGAGGCCGAACAGCGGCCGGAGGGGATTCCGGCGGGATGGCGACCCGCCGGTCGCCCGCCGACTGGTGGGCCGGCGGAGGCATCCTATGCTCAAACGAATAGCAAATGCAATACCCAAACGAATTATTTTGGCAGGCAACATCAGGTTGACGGCCAGTACCTGGCCCTATCAGCCCCTTGTGGGCGCGTCCGATAAGGAGGTCAGTATGAAGAAGGCGGTCACCACATTGCTCTGCGCCGCAGCTCTGCTGTCGATACCGGCGCACGCCAAATCAAAAACGGAATACGTCAAGTGCATGGCGCACATCGAGCGACTTAGCCAAGGTGTCATGATTTCGGTGGTAGCGCTCAATGTTGCACGTGAGAGCGAAGAGGGGATGGCATGTTACTCGCCAGACGCCGGACTATCTGAGCAGCAAACCAAGCTACGCAACCAAGTCTACAACTACTACGCCATACAACTGTCTGCGCCGAGCGCGACAGCACATACCCAAGTCATTCTCGCGATCCAACGATTCATTGAGTCGCTAGATAGCTAGTTCTACAAGCCGCCACGCCCGCTGCGATCGATAACGCGGCCAATGATATAGACGTTCGCAGCATCTTCTGGCGTTAGAAACTCATCGGGATAGAGCGCCTTGTCAGGGTTGTCGCTCACAATGCGAAGGCGCCCGTCCGATGTCTTGAATAGGCGTTTTATCTTGACATCTGGTTCTGGTCCGCCGGTCGCGAAAACGTATACCCGTCCGTCGAGAATGTGTCGGTTGTCCGCAAGATTGACTGCGACCCGATCTCCATGGAAGAGGGTCCGTTCCATGCTATCGCCCGTGACCTTCATCACTCGGACGTGTTCGGGTTTTGCACCCACTTGCTGGAACCATGAAAGCTGGTAAGACATGCGATAGCGCGTCTCGACGAACTCAGGTTGCCGCTGCCCATGGCCAGCAGACACTGACACATCGACCTCCGCCACCATGACTTCCCGATTTGGATCAAGGCTGTCGTCGCCCTCAACTGCCTTCACCTTGTAGGCCGCAAGGGGCTCGCCGACGCCATTGCCAGAGGGCAATGTAGTTCGGAGCTGCTCTACCGTAACGCCAAAGTACTCGGCTAGAGGGCGCAGGGTGCCATCCCGTGGATCCGCCACTCGACCACTCAGGACCCTATGAATTGTCGGCTGTGGCACGCCAGTGTTGCGTGACAACTGATTTTCACTGAGGTCCTCGACGCGCATCAAGGACCGCAGATTGTCGGCAACTCTATTCATATGTGAATTGTCCGAGACCTACCTCTAGATGCATAGGTCATTTGCGTATTGCATTTCTAATTCGTTTGAGTATAGGATGCGGTGCCATGAGCATCCTTAGCCCGCAAGAAGCAGTCCAGGTCCTCGTAGCGGCCGAATGGTCGGAGTCGCGAATCGCAAGAGCGGCAGGCACTTCTCAGCCCACAATCCATCGGCTAAAGCGGGGCCTTCAAAAATCGGTCTCGTTTGAGGTTGGAACCGAACTGGTACGCCTCGCAAGAGCGTTGCCTGTGGTCGGCGAAAAACCGCGCGCCGAGGAGACCGCCTGACATGCGCCGCCTGACCGACTCGGAACTGGTGGCCCTGGCCCTACGCGCGCGCCGCGACTTCGAACCCATGGCGCGATGGCTAAGGGACACGGCGACCTTCCTGTGGCTGCTGTCCGGACTGTTCGTCATTGGCCTGGCGCTGAACTATGGGGTGGGGTTTGGAGCGCGGCTCAAAGGCCACTGCAACGATCTCGCCAGGCCCCGACAGCACATCGAATGTGCGCAAGGCAGTGAAGCGGAAGCGGGGCAGGGCGCGGTCAGCTCTCGTCATGGCTCGCAGGATGCCCGTGAACCCGGAGGCGGCGCATGAAGCCCGTGCGTCAGTTTCTGCCCCCGCGGCAGTCCGTCATTTATGGCTACACACGCCGGATGCTCGATGAAACGGCGACCAACGCCAACAGCTTCGCCATGGAAGTGGCAGAGCGCTATCTGGCGCGCGTAGCGCCCGATCAGCGACAGGTGAAGTTCCGGCTGGGCGAGGGCGATGACCTGCTATCGGCGATGCGCAACAACGGTCAGATTCTGCGCCGCTACATGGATGGCACGCTGAAAGTCCTGCCGGCGGACCTCGAAGAGGCCTGGGTGCTGGCGCTGCCAGACCCCTACCGCCCCGAATGCGAGCGAGAACTGGGACGCCGCCGCGGCTTTTACCCGGTCCGCGTGCTTGAGTCCGCGGCCGGTGCCGAAGCAGCGGGCATGGCGCAACTGGCGACGGAGGTGGGCCAATTGTTCGAGGCCCTTTCGCATGCCTTGGCTGATGGTCGGGTGGACGAACAGGACCTGCCTCATGTGGGGCGGATTCTGGACGAAACCGACGACGTCATCGCCGCCGTGCTCGCCATACGCCGGCGGTTCCAGAGCCTGCTGCCGAAGGGGCAGGGGAGCTGATGCTCGTGGCCACAAGGGGATGGCATCGCAGGCCCTATGCAGCGGCGCCCTGCTGCAACGCTGCCGCGCGGGCCGCAATGGAAACGGCGCGACGCGCCCTGGATGAGCCAGGTCTAGCACCCGGCGAACCCGCATGGGCAGAGCATGAGCGCGTCCGCCTTGACGACGAGCAAGCGCAATCACCGCAAACCTGCCTCGTACTTAGGGAGGCGCCGTGCCCGTAAGCCGCTGCATGGGCGAAGCCCTGAAGATCGCGCAGCGCCCCCGCGACCAATGGGGACCGGCGACAGAACTCCTCCCGATGGCTTGCCCCCATGCCGACTGTACCGGCGGGCAAGGCTGCAGGGAGCGTGTTCAAGACTACCTGCGAACGCAGTACCGCATGCTCGCTCGCCGCGACCGCGCGTGCCCAACCGGGCGAGGTGCGGCGCGATGAGCCAACCCGAAATCGACGTGAACCAACTCAAGGCCGGCGTGGACTTGGCTGCCGTGGTGGGCCGCTACGTGCAGTTGCGCAAGCAGGGGCGCGAGCTCGCGGGCCTCTGCCCCTTCCATGCCGAGGACAGCCCATCGTTCACGGTCATTCCCGACAAGGGATTCGTGCATTGTTTCGGCTGTGGGGCGCACCATGACGTGATCGGTTTCCTGATGCGCATCACCGGATGCGACTTCAAGGAAGCCTGTGTTCAACTCGGCGCACGGGAATACGCCAGTGCCCGGGCGGATGTGCAAGTGCTCGACGTCGCCCCGCTGGGCGTCAAGTGGGTGCCACTGATGCCCATTCCGGAGGATGCACCCAACCTCATGCAAGACGGTGGATGGACCGTGCCGATCTGGAATCCGAAGCGCGGGAAGAGTACCAGGCTCAAGCCAGCACGCGTGGATGCCTATCGCAGCGCCAGCGGGGCCGTGATGGGTTACGTCCTGCGCGCGAACATCACGGACCGGCAGTCCGGTAAGGTCAAGAAATGGACCCCGACCATCACCTGGTGTGTCGGTCCGGATGGCAAGCGCCAGTGGTGCCTGCAGCATTTCCCCGCGCCCCGGCCCCTGCTGGGCCTGGATGCGCTCGCCGAAAAGCCCCATGCGCCGGTGCTGGTGGTGGAAGGCGAAAAATGTCGCGCGGCTGGCGCTGGCGCCTTCCCGCAGTACGCGGTGGTGAGCTGGCCCGGCGGAAGCCACGGCGTCAACAAGGCCGACTGGTCACCCTTGGCTGATCGCGATGTGGTGTTGTGGCCGGACGCGGATGTGGCCGGCGACAAGGCTGTGCGTGGCTGGCGTAACGATGCGGGCGCGTACCTCCCAGGCATCGCGCAGCTGGCTGCCCGCGTTGGTGCTCGGTCCATTCGGTTGATCGACACCATCGGCCAGCCCGATGGCTGGGACGTCGCCGACGCCCTCGAAATTGACGGATGGACCCCGCGGCAGTTGGCTGCCTGGGCGGCTGGGCGGGTGGTCGACGTCACCGTCGTCCGTCCGGGCGCGGAGGTGGTGGCAGCATGACGACCAGCAAGCGCAAGAACATTACCGTCATCGACGGCGGGCGCGGGACCGTGCCACCGGGGGGCGGAACTCCAGGCCCCGATGCATGGATTTCGCAGCTGACCCGGAACCGCGACGGAAATGTCGAGGGTTCGCTGCACAATCTGATGCTCATCCTGGAGCATGACGAGCGGCTGGCCGGCCTGTGGTGGTTGAACGAGTCGAGCAACCAGGTTGTGCTGTCCCGCGATCCGCCCTGGAAAGGGGGCAACCGTGACGAGTTCACGGACGCGGACAGCTGCGAGCTGGCGGCCTGGCTGCAGAATCCAGAGACCTACTGGATGAAGTGTGGCGATGACACAGTGCTGAAGGCGGTCATTGCCGTCGCACGTCGCCATCGCCGCCACCCCATTCGTGAGTACCTGACGAGTCTGAAATGGGACGGCAAGCCGCGCGTGGAACGCATGCTGGTGGACCTGTTCGGCGCGCCGGACAACGCCTACAGCCACGGCGCCGCCCAGTGCTTCATGGTGGGTGCGGTAGCGCGTGTGCTGTGGTTCGATCCCAAGCAGCCTTTCGTGGGCGCACAGGTCGACTTCATGCTGGTGCTGGAAGGCGAGCAGGGCAAGCGCAAATCCAGCGCGCTACGTGCCCTGTTCGGCAGCCATTGGTTCGTTGAGACCAGCGAATCGCCCAGTGGCAAGGATTTCTATCAGGTCATCCAGGGCTGCTGGGGTGTGGAGATCGGCGAGATGGACAGCTTCTCGAAAGCCGACGTCACCAGCGTCAAGACCGCCATCACGCGGCGCGTGGACAAGTTCCGTGCGCCGTATGAACGTGTGCCACGATCCTATCGGCGCGAGTGCGTGTTCGCCGGCACGACCAACGAACACCAGTACCTGCGCGACCCAACCGGCGGCCGTCGCTTCCTGCCGGTGCGCACAGACGGCGAGGTGATGCTCGACGCCATTGCAGCGGCGCGTGACCAGCTGTGGGCGGAGGCCGTGGCTCTGTTCGATGCTCAGTTCCACTGGTGGGATCTCCCGGCAGAGGCGACGGACGAGCAGGCCGCCCGCTATGTGGGCGACAGCTGGGAAGATCGTGTGGAGCGATGGGTGGAAGGCCGCGCGCCCGAAGACCGCTATCCGTCACGCATCAAGTTCAGCGCTGGTCCACCGGTGTGGGTGACAACCGACGAAATCCTGAGTCACGCCATCGGCATGGATGCAGCCAAGCACGGAAGACCTGAGCAGATGCGGATTGCCGCTATCATGCGCTCACTGGGCTTTGAACATCACCGCGAGCGATGGCCCGACGGTGGCAGAGAGCGTCGCTGGTTTCGCGCTAGCGTGGACGTCAAGGCCTGGATGAAGGAAGACAGGGCCAGCAAGGAGGAGGTCGATGACACTCCGCCCTTCTGATTCCCCCGGTTGTCCCAACCTGCCCAACCTTGCCCGACCTCTTGTCCCAACCTTGAGCCTTATGCCGTGGGCGTTGCCCGACCTGCCCAACCTTTTCCGCGCACGCATGCGTATTTGCAAACAGGCTCACTTCTATCCGTATATCACTCATAGTTCGGGCAGGTTGGGCAGGTTGGGACAACGTAGTAATACCAATGCTTCCCGCTGTCCCAACCTAGACGATGAGGTTGGGCAGGTCGGGACAGCCGCATGTTTCACGGGAATCGGCGTGGCGGCCCGCCACGCGCCGACCCGAAACCCGCGCGAGGCCGTCGCGGGCGGCCGGCGCGTCGGGTCCTCCCCCGGGGCGGCCACTACGGGTAATTCGGACCGCGCTTGCAGGCTGTTCAGCGACCTTCCTAAGGGGGTTAAGTGAAGGTCCTGCCTGTCCTGGCCCAGCCCATCTCCCAAGCAGAGTTCGCCCAGGTCGTTGGCGTGAGCGAAGCGCGCGTGAGTCAGCTCGTCAGCGAAGGCGTGCTGGTGCGCGGCGACACCGCGCAAGCCTGGCTGGTGGCGTACTGCGATCGCCTGCGTGACCAGGCCGCCGGCCGGCTCGGCGCAGAACTGGGTGGCCTGGACCTGGTACAGGAACGCGCGGCACTCGCGCGCGAGCAACGAGAAGGTCAGGCCATCAAGAACGCCGTGGCGCGGAAGGAGTACGCGCCCGTGGGCGTGCTGTCGGACGTGCTGGGCATGGCCGCGAGCGCGGTGGTAGACCGCTTCGACCAGTTGGAAGGCGTACTGCGCAAGGCGGTGCCGGATCTGCCGGACGAAGCCAAGACCGCCGTGCTCAAGGTCATCGCGAACGCACGCAACGAATGGATCCGCGCCACCGACCGAATTGTCACGGACGCCGTCGACGCCATGCTCGACGTGGAGGCTGGCGACGACGACACCTTCGGTGCCGAAGAGGAGGACGTGGCATGACGGCGAATCCGCCTGCCCTGCACTCGGAGACCGCAGCGGCAATCAAGGCCGCCGTCCGGCTGGGACTGGAGAGCTTGCGCGCCGAGGCGCCGCAGCGGCTTGGCGACTGGGCGCAGGAACACTTCAAGTTGGCGGGCGAAAGCAGCCACCAGAAGGGCGCCTGGGTGGCGTGGGCGTTCCAGGTCGGCATCCTCGACTTCATGTCCGACGACCGCATTGAAGAATTGGACGTGATGAAGGCCAAGCGCATCGGCTACACGAAGATGCTGGTGGCCAACGTGACCTACAACATTGCGCACCGGCGCCGAAAGCAGGCCCTGTGGCAGCCGACGGACGATGACCGGGACAGCTTCGTCAAGAGCGAAATCGATCCGGTCCTGGACCCGGTCAATGGTGTATTGGCCATCAACAAGGTCCGCAGGAAAGGCAACACTGCGGCCGAGACCATCAAGTTCAAGCCCTTCCGGGACAGCGCTCTGCACCTGCTAGGGGGCAAGGCTGCGCGCGCGTATCGACGCATCACCGTGGCCTGGGCCGGCCTGGACGAAATCTCGAAGTTCGACCGCAGCATCGAGAAGTCCGGCCCACCCCGCGGCTTGGCCAGAGGACGCTTGGAGGGGGCGCCGTACCCGAAGCTCGTCTGCGGATCAACGCCGCTGCTGAAGGGGCTATGCCACATTGAGGACGCCGTCGATGAGGCAGAGGGGCTGGTGCGCTTCCACATCGAGTGCCCGCGCTGCGGCGCCGAGCACCCGCTGCTGTGGGGCGGCAAAGACAAGCCGTTCGGATTCAAGTGGGACCGGGGCCATCCGGAAACGGTGCGGCACGTTTGCCCTCACTGCCGCGAGCCAATCACTCAGGCCGACTACCTGCCTGGCGGCGCGCCCCTGGACGGCACCTGGATCTGTGAGCGCACCGGCAAGCGCTATGGCGCCGATCGCATCTGGCGGGACCGGATCGGTATGCCCTGCCATCCGCCCCGGTCGCTGGGTGTGCACGTGTGGACCGCTTACAGTCCGCAGCGGTCGTGGGCCGACATCGTCAAGGAGTTCGAGGACGCCCTGGTTGCGTTGGCGAAAGGCGACACCGGGCCCATGCAGCTGTTCGTCAACGAGACACTCGGCGAGACTTGGGAGCTGGTCGGCGAGCGCACCGACGAGCATGCGCTTCAGGCACGCGCCGAGGACTACAGCCTCTGCACCGTGCCCAAGGGGTGCCTCGTCCTGACGGCCGCCGTCGACGTGCAGCGCAACCGCTGGGAAATCACCGTGTACGGCTGGGGCCGTGGCATGGAGTCCTGGGTCATCGACGTGGTCGTGATCGAGGGCAACCCGGCCGTGGACGAAGAATGGGCCGCAGTCACCGAACAGCTGCAGCGCCGGTACCGCCAGGACTGGCATGGTGGCAGCTTGGGCATCAGCGCCACCAGCATCGACAGCTCCGACCAGACGCAGGCGGTGTACAACTGGGTCTTCAAGGCGCAGTACGTGCTGTCCCAGCTGCGGGCTATCAAGGGCGACGGCGCCGAGACCACCAATATCCTTGGCCCGAGCAGCCTGCAGGAAGTGAACTGGCGGGGTAAGAAGGTTCCTCGCGGCATCAAGCTATGGCGCGTGGGCGTCGACGCGGCCAAGGATCTGCTGTTGGGTCAGTTGGCCATCGAGCAACCAGGGCCGGGCTTCATCCACTTCAGCAAAGAACTTCCCCGCGAGTTCTACGAGCAGCTCACCGCCGAGCAGCGCGTGCTGGCCAAGGTCAAGGGCCGGGATGCGTACCGGTGGGTCAAGCGCCGCCCGCGCAACGAGCAGTTGGACAACCGCAACTATGCATTGCACGCGGCGATGGGACTGGGCCTGCACAAATACACGGAGGAACGCTGGCTGCAGCTTGAAGCCATCGTGCAGCCGCCACCCGACTTGTTCAGCACGTCCTTACCGGTCACTGATTCCCGTGAAACAACACCCAGCGCCGCCGTGCCACCGAAAGCGCGGGATTCCCGTGGAACACGACAGGGCACCCGTGGCCACGGCCTGGCTGGCGGCAACTGGAACATCGCATGAGGCGAGATAAGGATCCGTACCAGGACCTGCTTCGCGAGCTGACTCGCGCGATTGTGCTGGACACCGGCACTCGGGAACAGATCGCGACGCAGTATGCGGAAGCCGCCATGGCGTGCCTACAGCGCCGGAAAGCCGAGAACGGCCTCGTCTACGTAGGCGCCCCCCCTCGGCAGTACGACGTTCTGCAAATTCGCGCTGCTCTGGAACGGGGCGAGTCGCACAAGCAGGTGCGGCAACGATTCGGGTTGTCGCGGTCGAAGCTGTACGAGCTGTTTCCCGGCGGACTGCCCGAACCCCAAAATGACGCGCAGTCCAGAGTTTCACAAAAACGGTGGACTGCGGCAGATTCAGGTCATTGAATTAGAAAGCATTTGCAAGTGAGTTTGTCCACGTTTTCATAGAGACGCTGGACTCGCGAGTCGCCAAGCTGTCTCTCGTGAGCCGCGCATCCGACCGCCTAGAACTCTACCTTGCTGCTGAAGCCCGCATCCTGACGGCGGGCTTCAGCATTCGCCTTGATCTTCGCCAGCGGCAGGAAGCGGAACTGGCCGAGATTCGTAAGGCCATCGCGCAACTGGAAGCGGTCGTCGCCCGCGAGAACGCCACGTCCCGTGGTGGCGGCGGCCGCTTCAGCCAGGCTGACTTCAGCGGGTGCCGGCGCTGATGGCCGCCACGGCACATACCGCACGCGAGCGGCTGGGCGCCGTCGTATCCACCGATCGCCAGGTACGCGTCATCGAGGCGCGCGCCGCCGACGTGATCGCCGCCAAGGACCACCAACTGCAAATCCAGGCGCGTGCCCACGACGCCACTCAGCGCACGAAGCAACGCAGGCTGGCCTCGGACTGGGGGAGCGGGAACAACATCGTGGGCATGGATGCGTACCAGTTGCGCGTCAGTGCACGTGACCGGGACCGCAACCACGACATTTCCCGTAATGCACTCAACATCCTGGTGCAGAACACCATCGGTGCCGGCATTGACGTGATGCCGGCCCCGCGCCGCCGCGGCGGCAAGGTCGACCGGGTCCTGGCGCAGGACCTGCGCGATCTGTGGGATGAGTGGTGGGACCGTCCCGAGGTCACGTGGCAGCACGACTTCGGCAAGTGCCAGCAGCTGCTCGCCCGCAGCGAGTTCCGCGATGGCGACGCCTTTTTCCAGTCCCTGATCGGGCCGGTCGCGTTCCTGGATCATGGCACCAGCGTGCCGTACTCCATCGAGATGATCGAAGCGGACCTGGTGCCGCTTGATTTCAATGACCCGGGTCGCAACATCCGCCAAGGCGTGGAGTGCAACGCTTGGGGGCGTCCCATCGCCTGGCACGTCTACAAGAGCCACCCCGGCGACTTCGACACCTTTAACCTGCAAACCAAACGCGTGCCCGCCGAACAGATGCGGCACGTGGCCATGATCGACCGCATCCACCAGCGCCGCGGGCTGTCAATTTTCGCGGCCGTCCTCAACCGCCTGGTCGACGTCGGTGACTACGAGGACAGCGAGCGGATTGCCGCGAAGGTGGCCGCTTCGCTATGCGCGCAGATCGTTAAGGGCAATCCTGAGACCTATCGCGGGCCGGAGGAGCAGGCGGCCATGGGAGCCGCCCTGGACCGCGTGTATCGCTCGCTCACCATGGTGCCCGGCCTGATCGCCGATGACCTGGAGCCGGGCGAGTCGATCGAGATGATCGACAGCAAGCGCCCGAACCCCAACATCGCCACCTACATCGGTGATCAGTTACGCCGGGCAGCGGGCGGCTTTGGCGTGAGCGCCAGCTCGCTGACCCGCAACTACGACGGCACCTACAGCGCCCAGCGCCAGGAACTGGTCGAACAGTTCGGCGCATACGCCATGTTGGGCGAGCGCTTCGTCGCCGCCGTCATGCGCCCAGTCTGGCGCGATTTCTGCATGGCCGCCAAGCTGGCTGGCCTGATTTCCCAGCCGCGCGGTTGGACGGATCGCGACCTGACGGCGGCGGCGTACATCCGCCCGCAGATGCCCTGGATCGACCCGCTCAAGGAAGCGCTCGCGCGCGGCGAAATGGAAGACCGCGGCTGGCAAGCGCCACAGCAATCGATGCTGCAAATCGGCAATGACCCCGAAGAAGTCCGTCGCCTGCGCGAGGACTGGGTCGCTCAGCAGCCGGACGTGGCCCCGGCAACCCCCACCCCGCAGACCGAAGACACCGCGGCCCGCCGCACCGCGCTGCTGGCGCACGCGCTCAAGGAGAACGACTGATGCCCCTTTCGCCCCTGTCCAAGGCCCTGCGCGATGCACTCGCGCGCGCCTGCCCTGACACCACCGCCGAACCGCGCGGCTACATGCGAGTGCAGGCCGCAGCCGATGACAGCATCGACTTGCTGATCTACGGCAACATCGGCGCCCGCTGGTGGGATGATGAATCCGTGACCGCGATGAAGGTGCTGGAACAGCTGAAGGAGTTCAGCGGCACGACTATCAACGTGCGCATCAACAGCTACGGCGGCAGTGTCAGCGACGGTGTCGCGATCCACAACGAACTGCGGCGTCAGGCCAAGGCCGGCGTGACCGTCAATGGCTTCAACGATGGCGTTGCCTGCAGCATCGCCTCGCTCATCCTGGTGGCCTGCGACAACGTCACCATGCCCAGCAACACGCTGATGATGCTCCATGCGCCGTGGGGTGGCCTGTATATCGAAGGCAACGCCAAGCTGGTGCGCGAGGTGAGCGAGGAGTTCGCCGGCGTCCTGGACATCTTCGGAAAGGCGATGGCGCAGAGCTACGCGCGCAAGTCCGGACGCAAGGCCGAAGAGTTCATCGCCCTGTGGGATACGGGCAAGGACTACTGGTACACCGCAGAGGAGGCCCAGGCAGAAGGCCTGTGCGACGTCGTGCTCGATGCCAGCGAGTCAGATGAAGAGCCTGCCGAAGAAGATGCCGACGCGACGGCCGCGCTGCTGCAAGCGCTCATCGCGTCTGCGCCCGAAACCCTGCGCGCGGGCGTGCGCGCGGCCGTTGCGCGCCCGCTCGCGGCACGCGCGGTCCACGCGCCCGCGCCCTCCCATTCGCCTGCATCCGCCGGCGCCCATCAGGCGGCCCCGTCCGCCGCCAACACCAACGAGGAAACCACGATGCCGAATTCGAACAAGCCGGCGGACACCCCGAGCGCCGCCCCCACCGAACAGCAGCTCCAGGCCAACTACCTGGCCAAGCTGCAGACCCGCAACGCCGACATCATGGCGGTCGCCCAGGGTCACATGGACAACCCCGAGGTCAAGGCGTACGTCGACAAAGTCGTCGCCGATCTGGACCCCAACATCGACGCCAACGCCGTGGGCAAGCACATCCTCACGCTGCTGGCGAAGGACCGCGAGCCGATGAATGGCGGCGGCGGCCGCGCGACCGGCGGTCAGCCCGTCCATGATGGCGCGGGAGGCCTCTTCCACCGTCACCGGCGGCGACAACCGCGCGGCCGCCAGCCGCGGCATGGCACAGGCGCTGGCTGCGCGCGTGGGCCTGGAGCAGGTTGAAGCGGGCAACCAGTACAACGGCCTGACCCTGCACGAACTGGCGCGAGCCGGGCTGCAGGTGGTGGGCGTCGACACCCGTGGCATGAGCCGGATGGACATCGTCGGCACTGCCTTCACCCACACCAGCAGCGATTTTCCGAACCTGCTGAGCAATACCGCCCATCGGGCCGTGCTGCTGGGCTTCGAGGAAGTCCTGGAGGACATCAGCCGAATCACCCGAGCCATCAACCTGACCGACTTCAAGTCCACTGACCTGGCTGGCCTGGGTTCGTTCTCGGACCTGGACCAGGTGCCGGAAGGCCACGAGTACAAGTACGGCACCTTCACCGAGCAGGGTCAGTCCCTGAAGCTGGCCACCTACGGCAAGCTCTTCTCCATCAGCCGCCAGGCGGTCATCAACGATGATCTGTCGCTGCTGTCGGACGTGCCACGCAAAATGGGCCAGGCGGCCAAGCGCACCATCGTCAAGAAGGTCTTCGCCCTCCTGACCAGCAACCCAGTGCTGAAAGACGGTATCGCGCTGTTCCACGCCGATCACGGCAATCTGCTGACCGGCGCCGCCATCAGCACGCCGTCCGTGGACGCGATGCGCGTGGCGCTGGCCGGTCAGAAGGACGCAGAGGGCAATCCCATCGGCTACGCCCTGGCGACGCTGCTCACCCCGCTCTCGCTGGGTGGTCTGGCCCGCACCGTGCGGACCAGCCAAACCGAAGTCAGCGGCAACAAGAACCTGACCACGCCCAACTACGTCCAGAACACCTTCGACGTGATGGACAGTGGCCGCCTGACCGGCACCGGCTGGTACGGCTTCGCCAATCCGAATGTGCAGGACGGGCTGGTGGTCGGCTATCTGGACGGGCAGACCACTCCATACCTGGAACAGCAGCAGGGCTTCACCGTCGACGGCGTGGCCTGGAAGGTGCGCATCGACGCAGCCGCTGGCGTCGCGGATTACCGCGCCCTGGCCTACAACCCCGGCGCGTGACGGGAAGGGACGGCGGCTGACTCCACTTAGGACCGCCGCCTTCCACTCGTACAGCGCATCAACCCAACCCTTCATCTACCGGGAGCAAACCCATGAAGAACTACGTGCACGACGGGAACACCATCCCGTTCACCCCCGCTGCCGCCGTCGCCGCCGGCGAAGTGATCGTGGTCGGCGCCTTGGTGTGCGTCGCCAAGTCTGCCGGCGCGATCGGCGAGCTGATTTCGCTGCAGCGCACAGGCGTCGCCCGCGTGGCCAAGCTTTCCACGGACGTGATCGCCCAGGGCGTGGCGGTCTACTGGGACGACACCAACAACCGCATCACCACGACCGCCTCGGGCAACACGCTGGCGGGCAAAGCGTGGGAGGCGGCTGGCAACGGCGAGACCCAGGTCAACGTCATCCTCAACGCGTAAGGAATCGGCCGCCGCGTAAGACGTGCGCGGCGGCGATCTCTTCGGACTCCACAGGGGGAACAGATGAAAGACCCGATTTCCCAGGATCTGACCGTAGCCTCCGTCAAGGCGGCGCCACCGATCCTGGCGTCCGCCGCCAGTGTGGCGCAAGGGTGGGATCTGGCAGACCTGGCTGTCATCTCCACGGTCATCTACACCTGCGTGCTCACCGCCACCACCGTCATCAAGAACTGGGGCGAGTGGATCGGCTGGGTCCAGGGCCGCGCGGCGGACATGCGCCGCATCTGGGCATGGGTGCGCCGTCGTGGCTGATCAGAATCCGCGCTCCCGCAAGGTTGGCCTGAGCATCGGTGGCGCTGTGCTGGCACTGGCCGCCGGCTTGGTGGCCCACTGGGAAGGGAAGCGGGAAATCGGCTATGCCGACATCATCGGCATACCCACCATCTGCTACGGCCACACCGGGCCGGACGTGCAGATCGGCCAGCGCAAGACCCCCGCGGAGTGCGAAATTCTGCTGCGCGAAGATCTGGCCGAGGCCAATGCCGCCGTGCGCCGCTGCGTTCATGCCAGCCTCCAGCCGCACGAGGAAGCGGCCCTGACGAGCTTCACCTTCAACGTCGGCACGCGTGCCTTCTGTCAATCCACGCTGGTGCGCAGGGCCAATTCCGGGTTGCCGTTTTGCGATGAACTGGACCGCTGGGTTTATGCCGGCGGGAAGCTGCGCAATGGCCTGGTCAACCGCCGTCGCCAGGAGCGACGCATGTGTGAGGGCAAATCATGGATGTGATCGTTCCCTGCGTCGTGGGGGTCGCCTGTCTCGCGGTGGGTTTCTTGGCCGGCGCTTTTTATGCCTCCTGGGCAATCAGTGGACGCAACTGGAGCGATGACGAATGAGCCGCCCCCTGGTCGCCGTCATCCTGCTGCTGGCGGGCCTGCTGGGCTGGCAGACCGTCCGTCTTTCGAACGAGCGCGCCGAGCACGCGCGTACGAAGCAGCAACACGCCGAAACCTTGGCTGAACTCGCCACAAAGGCCGCGGCCACCGTCACTGCTATTCGCCGCCTCGAATTGGCCTACCACGCGGAAGCCGCAGCGGCGGCCGATGCCTACCAGAAGGACAAAACCAATGCCCTCGCCAAGAAAGATGCTGTCATTGCTGGCCTGCGTGCTGACAATCTCCAGCTGCGCCGCTGGTGGAACCCGAAGCCCCCCGCCTGTCCCGGTGATGCCGCAAGCCCGGCCGCTGCCAGCCGAGCAGCTGAAGACGCCGAGCTTCGAGCAGCAGGTGCGGGAGATCTTGTTCGAATCGGTGCCGAAGCCGACGGCCGGATCCGCTGGCTCCAGTCCGAGCTGATTTCGACGCGAAAGCTCTGTGGGATGGCGCCATGAGTCTGCTCCGCATCGAAGTCGATCCCCAAGGGCTCCTCAACCGCCATCTGACGGATATGGAGCGCACGCAGCTGCCGTTCGCCGCCATGCAAGCGGCCAACGCCACGGCCGTCGAGATCCGGGAAACCTGGGCGCGGACCGCGCCGCGCGTGTTCGACCAGCCCACCCCGATGACCGTCAAGGCCGCCCAGTACGAGAAGGCCACGCGCAGCCGGCCCTTCGCGATCATCAAGCTGCGCGATGAGGCAGTCGGCGGCACGCCGCCGGCACGCTACCTAGTCGCCGAAGTGGAAGGGGGAACTCGCGCGCGCAAGGGCATGGAGCGGCTGATGCAGGCGAAGGGCGCCATGCCTGCCGGATTCTTCGCGGTTGCGGGCAAGGGCGCGACGCTGGACGCCTACGGAAACGTAAAGGCGTCGCAGGTCAATCAGGTCCTTTCGCAGCTGGGGGTGCGGAACGACCGATACCAGAACGAGACCGAAACCAGCCGTGATCGGCGGCGACGTCGTGCAGCCAAGCGAGGTGTCCGCGGTGGCGAGTACTTCGCCCTGGGCAAGAAGCGCGGACGGCTGCTGCCAGGCATCTACGAGCGCCTGACAACCGGCTTCGGGAGCGCGCTGCGCAGCATCTTCATCTTCGTGCCAATGGCGCGCTACAAAGCCCGCTACGACATCTTCGGGCTGGCGCAGCGTACCTGGAACAAGGTGATGCCGTTCCACTTCGCACGCGAGCTGGACAAGGCTGTGCAAAGCTCCAAGTACCGGGGGCGCCCATGAGCGAGGCGGCCTTCAAGCGTGGTTTCGACGCGTCTTTCTTCGGCGCATGGGAAGCGGCAGTAGGCGGACTCAGCGCGCTGTACGTGTCTCCCGCGGGCGCGACGACGCCCGTAGAGGTGCTGGTGGACTCGGTGACCGATCAGTTCGGCGATGATCTGGCACCAGTGTCCTACGCCAAGACGGTCATCAGCTTCCGGCGCGAGCAGGTTGAGCCAGAGGCATTGGGCACCGTGACGGTCGACGGCCAGACGTACACGCTGGCCCAGCGCGTGGACCGTTCCGACGAATCGCTGTCGCGCTGGCTGGTGCAGCATGGCTAGCCCGCGCAATGTCCTGTTGGAAGGGGTTCGCGACTGCCTGGCGCAGATTCGCGTCGCGCATGGGTACCTGACTGATGCCGGCGCGGCCGTGACCCTGGAACCGGCACCGGTGGCCAGCCCGGAATCGAGCTACGCGTTTGTCTCTCCGGTCTGGGTTCGCCAACAGCGCGCCACGGATCCGGCCAAGGTGCGCAGCCACCGGCTCACCACCGTCCAGGTGGTCGCCAAGCTGCCGGCGACCCTGACGGATGCGCAGGAACGCCTGGACGCCATGGTGACCGACATCGAGCGGGCCATGTCCGGCCAGTTGTTCCGCTTCCCCACCAGTTTCGAGAACCCCCAGTACCAATCGGCCGAGCCCCTGGCCGCCGCAGTGGCGGCCGGCTGGGTCGGCGTCGCCCTGACGTACCCCAGCCACATCCCCATCCAACCCCAGTCCTAACCGCCGCCCGAGCGGCATCCACTACGAGGTAAACAACAATGGAAGACTTCAGCTATTTGGGCAGCGGCATCGTGCTGATTCGCGAGTGGGGCACGAACGGCCCGTTCTCGGAAATCGGCAACGTGTCGGCGTTCTCCGTGTCGCCGCAGACCAACAGTGTGCAGTTGCCCGATCACATGAATCCGGGCGGTGGCATCCGCAACCGTGTGGATCGCGTGACGGACTATCAACTCGCCTACACGTTCCACGACTTCAATGCGGACAACTTCGCGCGCGCCACCCGCGGCAAAGCCACGACCGTGGCGGCCGGCAGTGTGTCTGCCGAGGCGCATCGCACCTTCAAGGGCACCTATGTGCCGCTGAAGTACCCGGCCCTGACCATCACCTCGGTCGAGCCGGCCGGCGGCGGCACGCCGTACACCGCCGGCACGGACTATCGCTTGGAGCGCGGCATGTTGTTCATTCCTGCAACCTCGACGATTACCGACGCGACCTCTGCCGACAACATCGAGGTGGACTACACGCACGGCGCGATCGGTGAAGTCCAGGCCGGCGTTACCGCGCAGAAGTTCTACGAGATGCAGTTCAACGGCGAGAATGAGGCGCGTGGCGGTAAGAAGGCGCGCCTGGCGGCCCACAAGGTCTCCGGCGGCATGATCGAGCAGATGGGCGTGCTGGGCGAGGAGTATGGGGCCGGCAACGTCACCGGATCGCTGGTCGCCGATGACGCCAAGGCCACCACCGCCGACACCTCGAAGTACTTCTACTGGCAGCAGGAGAACTGAGGGTGACGGACGCGTTGGAAGTACTGGAGGCCACCCCGCACGGGGTGGCTTACCGCGGCGAAAGCGTGGAGGTGCGCCCGCTCCCGGTCGGCGCCATCCCCAAGCTGGTGCGCGAAGCGCGGCCGGTCGTCGAAGCCTTGCTGGCCAGCAGTTGGCTGTCGTCGGAATCTGACGAGCTCGGCGCTGCCGATGTGGCCGGCATGTTGGGGCTGGTGGAAGAACACGGCGAGGCGGTCTTCAAGGCCGTCGCCATCGCCGTCGAGCGCGATGCCACCTGGATTGGCGGCGCAGACCTGGCCGAATTCATCGCGCTTGCCACCAAGGTCGTGGAGGTGAACCGCGATTTTTTTATCCAGAGAATCGTGCCGCTCCTGGGCGACCTAGCCCGGACATGGCGTGGGGCTGGGCCGACAGCCTCCAGCTCCTCGTAGAGCGCGGTCACCTCCTGAGCGAGATCCGCAGCTACACGCTACGCCAGGTCCGTGCCTTCAGCGAAGCGGCAGGCCGTGCGAAACGGCGCGACATGGCGGACAGCGCGGCAATTGCACGGGCGGCGCAATACGACAAGAAGGACTTCGAGGCATTCATGAAGAAGTTGGGGGGCTGACATGGCGAGCAACAGTGGCGCTCAGTTGCGGATACGGGTGTCGGCCGATCTGGCCGATATCAAACAGGGCCTTGGGTTGCTGCGCGGGGATCTGCGCCAACTCAAGGCACAAGTCGCGCAGTCTGCACCTGACCTCAGCAGCTGGACGAATGGACTGAAGGCCGTCCGCAACCAGGTTGTGGGCCTCGTCGCGGCATGGGCGTCATTGAGCGGTGTGCGTGTACTGGGCACGTTGGCCGACGAGGCGACACAACTTCGGGGACGCATCGCTGCCGCGAAGGGCGACTATGAAGCCATCCTCACGCTGGCCAATGAGACTCGCTCAGGTCTGAATGCAACCGTTGACCTCTACGCGCGTCTGGAACGGGGGACGCGGCAGCAAAATCTGGGTCAGGAACGTCTTCTGGGTCTGACCCGGTCCGTCAACCAGGCCATTCGACTTTCCTTCACTTCCACGGCGGCCGGCGAGGCGGCCGTCATGCAGTTTGGCCAGGCGCTGGCAGCCGGCACACTGCGTGGGGACGAGCTCAATTCCGTGCTCGAGCAAACCAGTCGCCTAGCTGAAGCCGTCGCCGCTGGCATGGGTATTCAGGTCGGACAGCTCAAGACCTTGGCTAAGGAAGGAAAGCTCACAGCGACGGAGGTGATCAAGGCGCTGGAGTCGCAGGGGGCTGCCCTTGAGAAAGAGTTCGCGGCCATGCCCAAGACGCTTGGCGACGCCATGACGGTTCTTCGGAACTCGTTCCTCGACTACATCGGGGACGTGGATAAATCGACCGGCGCCAGCCGCAAGCTCGCCGAGGCCATCACGAAAGTCGCCGCCGACTTGCCTCGGTATCTCGATCCACTGCTGAAGATGGTGACTTTGCTCATCACCAATTTCGATACCCTGGCGGTCGCCGTCGGTACTTATTTCGGGATTCAGGCGGTCGCCTCGGCAGTGGCGGGGATCAGAGCGCTGATAGCGGGCATGGCTGCTCTGCGTGCCGCTATCGTGGCGACGGAAGTCTCGGCCAAGGGGCTACGCGTGGCCTTGGCAACGATGGGCGGCCCCATCACGCTGGCGATCGCCGCCCTGACCGCAGGCATCTACTACCTGTACCAACGCACGAGCGAAGCGCGCGTCGCCGCCGAAGAGCACACCAAGGCGCTGGAAGCCAATCGCAACATGGCCTACCAAAGCCGCGACGCCGCCATTGCGGATGCCAAGGCCAAGCGTGAGCAGGCGTTGCGGACTCTGCAGGCGGCCCAGGCCGCCTTGGAAGAGCGTCGAGCGCGACTGGCGGACACCCAAAGCCGGTTCGCGCGCGGAGGCGACCGTGGCGACGGGCAGGCACTGGCAGCTGCCACCGCTGCGAATCGCGCGCAGGCGCAGGTCGATCAGGCCGAGAAGGCTGCGGAAGACTGGGCGCGGCGGTTGGTTGATCTGGCGATGCAGGTAAACGATGAGATGCTCCAGGCGGCGACCACGCCTCCTACCGCGGGGTCGACCGCCACTGGGAAGGCCATCGCCGCATCCAATGCGCTTCTGCGGGACACCATCTCCCGTGCACTACGCGAAGTGGACCGGCTGTACGAAGCGAACGAAATTGGCACGCGCGACTACTTCCGCAAGCGTCAGGCCTTGCAAGAAGAGGCGATTGACGCCGAAATCGCGCAGGCCCGCGCGGAACTGGCGGTGACAAAAGAGTTGGGGCCACGGCGGAAGCTGGAGGAGGACATTGTCCGCCTCCAGCGCGACCGCGCCGAACTGGGGGGCAAGACCGCGCACGAGCAGAAGGCGGCCGAAGAATCGCTCTCCAAGCAGCTGGGCGAGGTGAAGATCCAACTGCTGGAACTGGACGGCGAAACTGGGCGTGCGGCTCGCGCCCGACTGTACGCCGAATACCAGGACCTGTTCGAACGCCTCAAGGCGGACAGCGACGCCACTGGCGAAGCGATGGTGAACAATCTGATCGATCGGCTGGTGGCGCGATCGTCCCTCGACCAACTGCGTGAACGCATTGGCAAGGCGACCGGGGCGCTGCAAGGGGACGAATCGTCTATCTCCGCCCAGGCCAGTGCCGGCCTGATCGGGCCCCTTGAGGCCGAGCGTCAGCTCCACGCGGCCCGGCAAACCACGCTGGACTTGTTGCGCAAGGCGCGAGAAGAGACGTTGGCGTTCCTTGCGACGCTGGATCCAAAAGGCACGGAGGCCGCCGAAGCACGATTGACGCTTCAGGGCCTGAATACCGACATCGCTAACATCATCGCCAGCCAGCAGCAGATGCGGCAGGACATTGAAGGTGCTGGGGTGCAAGCACTCCAGAACTTCTTTGGCAACATTCGCGAAGGCAGCATGGGAGCTGGTGAGGTCCTGCGGCAGTTGACCTCTGATTTCAGCAACATGGTGTTCGACATCCTCGCCCAGGCCACCAGCAAGAAGCTCGTCTCTGCGATAAGCGGACTCTTCGGGCAAGGAAAGGAAGCGGATGTCGGAAAGGGAGCGGTCGAACTCACCGGCGCCGCCACCGCAACCGGCATCGCCGGAGGCATCATCCTGACTGGCGCTCAGGCGCTCAGTTCGACGGCCAAAGAGTTGATGGCTGCAGCCACACAGCTGATGATCGCAAATGGCCTAAGCAGCTTCGGCGCCGCGCACGGCGGCGGCGTGGTAGGCCGTCTGCAGATGGTCCGACACAACATCAGCCCCATGGTCTTCGGCGCCGCCCCGCGCTACCACAGCGGCGGCATCGCCGGTCTGGCGCCCAACGAAGTGCCAGCCATTCTGGAGCGCGGTGAGACGGTGCGCACCCAGCAGCAGGAGCGGGCGCTGGCCGCACGACTGGATGCAGGGTCTGGCGGCCCGTCACGCGTGGCCACGCCCATGGTCGTCATTGGCGATGACGCCGTCGCCAGCGCGATGGCCAGCGCCGCAGGCACCGATGTGATCGTGACCACGGTGATGAGCAACTGGCAGCGCATCCAGCAGGGGGCGGGCTGATGTCGGTGCCCGTTCCGTGGACTTTTGCCATCGGCGGCGATGTCAGCGAGCAACTGGAGTGGCTGACTGACGTCCTGCCTGCCGCTACCGGTCCTGTCCAGACCCGTCGGCTTCGCGAGGAAGCGTGGGTGCAGCTCAAGTTCGACGGGCAGGAGAGCGTCGCCTCGCGGCGTTGGTTGGAGAACCAGATCTGGCACCACGGCGCCGGCAGCTGGCTCGTACCGTTGCCCATGGACGCGCAGGCGCTGACATCTTCCTTGGTGGCCGGCAGCACCACCGTGCCCGCCGACACCATGGGGCCCCGGTTCGTGGCACCTGGCCGCGCCTTGCTGCACTCGCAGGACCCGTCGCAGGGGGAGGTCGTGACGCTGTCGGACGTGCAACCGGGCGAGTTGACGCTGGCGGCTCCTACCATCCAAACCTGGCCGGCCGGCACCCGCCTGACACCCTTGCGCCTGGCCGACCTGGTGTCGGTGCCTGCACTGGCTCGCTTCACCAGCGACGCCACCGGCATCTACACGGCGCAGTTTCGCCTCAGTGAATCGCTGGGCGGCGGGGAAGGGTGGGCGCCGCCCACTTACCGCGGTGCTCCCGTCCTGGAATGGCGGCCGGTATGGACGTCGGATCCGCAATGGGCGCCGGAGCGCGAGGTGGTCACCGCCAACCACGATGTCGCACCTCCGCTGGGCTTTGATCTGGTCGGCATGCCGCTGCATCGGCTGGTGCTGTCGCTTGCGGCCTCGGGCCGTACGGAGATGCAGACCTTGCGCGGGCTGCTACTTGCGATGGCGGGGCGCTGGTCGCCTGCATGGGTGCCGACATGGGCCCATGACCTGCGCCTGGCGGCCAACGTGGTGAACGGAGCGATTACGCTGGATGTGCAAGGCCCGTTGTTGTCGCGCCAGGCGCTGGGGGCCAATCGCCGCGATGTGCGCATCGCCCTGCACGACGGGACGGTGTTGTATCGGCGCGTAACGCAAGCGCAACTGCAGAACCCCACGACCGACCGGCTGACGCTGGACAGCACGATTACCACCGGATTCACGGTCGGGCAGGTGGCGATGATTTCGTTCCTGTCGCTGTGCCGGCAGGACAGCGACATCAACCTGCTGCGGTACTTCAACGCCGAAACCATGCTATGCGAACTGACCTTCCGGGGAGAAGCGCATGGCCTTTGATCTGTTCGAGCGCAGTCGCTGGCTGGGGCAGCCGGTTCACCTGTTCATCTTCCAGCGCCAGGGCCAGCTCTACCGCTATGCCAACGACAGCCGCGATCATCCGCTGGGCGAGCAGACCTTCATGGCTGCACGGATGACGCGCAGCGACCTGCGCGACAGCACCGAATCGCTGCAGAACAATCTGACGATTCGGTTTCCCTATCTGCTCAATCCTGCCTCGCCGGACCTGCCGGCCACACAGCCGCTGGGCAATCTGTGGCGTCCGTATCCCCCGAGTGACCGGGTGTTCGTCAGCTGCCTGGCCATGCACCGTGGCGATGACCAGGCGGCCATCGAGTGGACCGGCCGCGTGCTCTATCCGGAGTTCACCGACACCGAGTGCACGCTGACCTGTGAGCCCACGCGCTCCAACGGCCGGCGCAGCGGTCTTCCCAAGCGCTTTCAGCGCAACTGCTGGAAGCCGCACTATTCCCTCGGCGACGGGCTGTGCAACGTCGACAAGGACGCCTTCGCGGTACCGGCGACGCTGACCACAGTCAATGGCCTGACCCTGACCGCCACCGCCTTTGGTGCAGTACCGGGCGGCAAATCGCTGGTGGGCGGGTTCGTGGCCTGGACGCGGACCGACGGCACGATCGAGCACCGCACCATCCTCACGCACTCCGGCACGAACATCACGATCAATTACGGCGGGGCCGAACTGACACCTGGAAGGGCTGTGACGGCATACCCGGGCTGTGCACACAACTGGGCCGCCTGCGTGTCGTTCGGTAATGAGGACAACTATGGCGGCGCGTTGTACCTGCCGGTAAAGAACCCGATGGGAGGCATGCCGGTATGGTGAGGCTGCACGCGCGAATCACCCGTTGGCGCTGGCTATGGCGCTACTGGGTGTTGGACAAGTACTACGAGGCCCTTCGCGTCGTGGCGCTCTTTGGCGCTTGCGTGCTGACCATGGCCGTGATGCTGCGGGTCTCCTGGATGATCCTGAACCCGGCGCCACCCCCTACGGGACTGATCGTGGTCAAGGCCGACGGCGGTGCCAGCCTCATCATTCAAATCGTCCTGCTGATCATTTCGCTGGCGATGAGCTATGCGATGCGGCCAAAGAGCGAACCGGTCAAGCCGCAGGAAGGGAGCATTCCACAGGTCGAGGACGGCAAGGCCATCGTTCGCATCTACGGCACGGTGTGGAAAGACGATTCGACCATCTTGGGATGGAAGAACCTGGGCACCGAGGCCATCAAGAGCAAGGGCGGCAAGAAATGGAAGCCCGGCCTGCTCCCTGGCACCACCAATCCCATCGAATCCTGGCTGGACGACAAGTGGAACGTCTCTGGCCTGGGTGACGTGGACGACCCGCTGGGCGGCGGCAACCACTATCCGGACGACGGCGATGACTTCAACCCAGACAGCCCCTGACGTGCGCGTGACCAGCGCGCACCTGCGCAGCGTGCCGTACTTCTCGCGCAATCGCGGATTCTGCGCGCACCACACGCAGCGCTGGTTCCACAAGCACGGGCTGGATTTCCGCGCCTTCATGCGCGAGGGGCTCCCGGCTTCGGTCCTGGAAGCCACCGGCGACGGCCTGGCGCTGGCGCTGACGCGCTGGGCCCGCGAGGAGGTCGCGCGTGGGCGGTAAGAGCAAACCGCAGACCATCGGTTACTGGTACCGGCCACTGATCCACTTCGGCCTGTGCCAAGGGCCTATCGACTCATTCGTCGAATTCCGCGGGGGCGAGCGCACCGCCTGGAAGGGCGAGCAGCCCGAGAGCGGGCAGATTTACATCGATGCGCTGGACCTGTGGGGCGGCGAGTCTTCCGAAGGGGGCATTGCCGGCTACTGCGACGTCATGATGGGTGAAGCCGATCAGGCCCCCAGCGCCTACCTGGCGCGCCACCTCGGCTCCCGCCAGCCGGGCTATCGCGGCGTCGCCTCGCTCGTGTTCAAGGGCGGGCGATATGGTGCGATGAACCCGTACCCCAAGCCCGCCTCATTCAAGCTGAGGCGCATCCTGAAAGGGTGGGATGAAGACGCCTGCTGGTATCCGGAAACCGCCGCCGTGCCGGTGGCCGGCTACTCGCCACCGGTGGTCAATGGTCGCGAACTGTTCGACGACCTGAGCAAGTACACCGCTGAAGAGGGCTCGCTCAGCGCGTTCACGTTCACGGGCGGCACGATGATCGCCGGGCCGGGCGCGCCGCGAGACAAGATACTGCGTGACATTGCGCCCCGCGGCTGGTTCCGTTCGCTGACGGCAGAGTTCGAAATCCAGGCCATCGCCGACGACGCACTCAGCATCTCCCTGGTCAGCGCCACGAACTTCTATCTGGTGTCCTTCAATGTGCGCCGTGGCCTGGACGGGGCCAAGCGCGCTGGCTTGGGCTACGGCGCGGGCACAGTGGCCACGGACTTCTTTGGCACGGAGGCGCTATCCATCGGCCGGCGCTACCGATTCCACGCCGTGGCCGACGAAGTCGGGTCGCCACTGGTGGCGACGCTGAGCGATCTGGACGCCGGTGTAGACGTGGGGACCATGACCCTGCCGGACGATGGCGGACTGGTGTCCAAACTCGCCTTCTGGCGTGATGACGACGCCGTGGTCAAGGTGACGCGTCTGGAGTGGTCCGTCTACCGTACGGACGACTTTGCGATGAACCCGGCGCACATGGTCTACGACAGCCTTACGTCGACGAGCATGCAGGGCGAGCCGGCCGCGACCATCAACGACGCCAGTTTTCGGGCTGCAGCGGACCGCCTTTACAGCGAGGGGTTCGGGCTTTGCACGGCTTATGACCCAGACCAGGAGACGGTCGAGCAGTTCCGGCAGCGCTTGTGCAACGTCATCGGGGCGCAGTGTTCGCGCAGCCGCGTGGACGGTCTCTGGTACCTGGACCTCATCCGCAACGACTACGTGCTGGCCGACCTGCCAATCCTGGGCGATGACGACCTGCTGGACTTCAAGGAAGAGACATCCACCCTGGACGACGCGGTCAATCAAGTCACCGTGGCGTGGTTCGACCCCGAACGGAAGGAAGGACGCACCACCGCGCCGCTGCAGGCCCTGGGCGCCGTGATGGGCGCCGGCGCGGTCAATGCCGAGACGGTGGAGTATCCGGAGATTCCGGTCGAACCCTTGGCCGTGCGCGTGGGCGCGCGCGACCTGCAGAACAAGGCCACGCCACTGCGCCGGCTGACGCTGACCTGCACGCGCACGCCTTATGCCTGGCGCAAGGGGCAGCGCTTCCGGCTCCAGGCGCCAAAGCGCGGCATCGCCGACATGGTCTGCTTCGTGGGCGATATCAACACGGGCAGCCTGCGTTCCGGTGCGGTGCGCCTTGTGGCGGTGCAGGACGCCTTCAGCATGCCGGCCACGGCGTACGTCGTGGGTGAACCGCCCGGGTCAACCGACGAGTCCACCCCGCAGGGTTCGCCCCAACAGCGCCTGTTCGAGGTTCCCTATGTCGAACTGGCCGCGACGCTGAGCCATGCCGACCTTGCTGCACTGCCGCCGGCCGTGGGCTATGTGGGCGCGATGGCCACAGCGCCCCGGGTGGGGACCAACTTCGCGCTGTACACCCGCGCGGTGGGCGAGTCGTTCGGCGAAGGCAGCCAGGGCAATTGGTGCCCAGCGGCGACCTTCGAGGAAGCGGCGAGCTTCCTGGATTCGGTGTTCACCGTTGCGGCCCAGTCCAATTTGGGCCTGGTGGAAGTGGGCACCCGCGCGCTCTGGGAGCACGAGGAAGTCCGAGTCGATGCCATCGACCCCGAGGCCGGCACCATCACCCTGGCCCGTGGCTGTGCCGACACGGTGCCGGCCGAGCATGCAGCCGGCACCGTGTGCTACTTCCACGACTTGTGGCATGCCGGCGACGGACG